TTAATGGTGGTGTAATACAAACACAAGCCATGATGAGAGGTAGAATAATAAGGTAATGTTTGAGAAATCAACAAGAGCAAGAAACCAAGAGGGTAAGTTTAAGAAAGACTTGTGGTGGACTCCTTGGAATGAAGCATGGGAGTACAAAATGAGTGAAGACTTAAAAGACATGCTTGAAAGAACTGCATGGACCTTCGTTGAAGCGTTCATTGGTTCATTAACAGTAGCTCCATTAGTTGGTGTAGAAGCTGAGACAATTCAGTTAGCTGCATTAGCAGGTGGTGGTGCTGCACTAGCAGTTGTCAAAACATACGCTAAAAAACAAATTAGCAAGTAATTTTATAGCAAAGCCGAGGGTGTTATCCTTTCTACCTCGGCTCTTGCTTTTATATGTCGTAGGTATCCTCACAACCATACATGGCGTCATCTGCACATTCTTTACAAAGACCGTATTGTTTTCTATCAGCAGTTAATAATTTAGCTACTGCAATACTTCCACAAATCTCACAAGGTTTAAAAGCTAAAATGGTGCTTCCCCTTCCTTGATGTCATCTAAGCTCTTTGCTTCAGGTACTTCAATACCTTTCTGTTTGAGTGCAACTATTGTTAAATTGTCGTATGCTTCTTGAAATCCTGGCGGTAAATTCTTAGCGTCTTTGTACCAAGACTTAGAATAAGTCATACTTCCCTTTTGCTCACCGTTCAAACATTTACCACCTGCAGTACATCTAAAGTCTGCAGAACGTGGATTCTTTTTGTCTTCAGGCATGTATATCTTTACTGGTGAATAACACGGCTTTGGACAAAACAATACGTTTGATTCAGAGCTAGTCGTAGTTGGTGTGGAAGGAGCCGTTGACTCTTCAACTACGACTTTGCTCTGCTTCTCAGTGACTGTGGTGTTACCCTGTGTAGTAGGTGATATAAACTCTTCCTCTGTTACATCTCCTGACCACAACTCAACACCGAGTCCAAATCTCATGCATGCTCTTTTGAATGCGTCTGATTCAGCGTCTTTTAACAAAGACCCATCGTTTATGTTTTTATTATCTAACTTGAATGTGTCAACATCTCCTATGCCATCGTAGGTATCTGTTCCTAATTTGATAGTGCCTTTCGCACCAACGATTCTTTTCTCACCATTGTGTGTTCCATAGATTGGTTCACAAGTCCAGGAGTAGGGTATACCACTATCACGTAATCTTTCAACGTAACGACTGTGAGAAACATACTTTCCAAACTTTCCCTTGGGTGCATCTTTGACATACTCCTTTGGAAAAGGTTTAAGTAATTTTTTTAGACTGTCCTCATAAGACATATATCTCCTTCCTCTATTACTTAGAGTCTAATATCTTAGTATTTATATGTGTTATTTTATTTCTAAATGTGGCTCTTTGTCACTGAGTCTATAATTTGGAACACCAAATCTAGGACAGTTTTTATTGACGCAGTAGAGATGACCGTGTAATGGTCTTAACTCTATGCCACAAAACATGCAACCTAATTGCATAACTACTCCTCTAGTTGTACCAAGTATTCTGCCGTCACACCTTTGTCAGGTTTAACAAACAAGCAAAACTGTGATGGTCTTCCCATACTTGCTAATTGTTCTAAAGCGTACGTGTTATAACTTTCCGTAGAACCATTAACCCATACACGTGTGTCATTGATATACATTGTTGTTGGTGTATGGTAATGACCACAGACTGCATAGTTAAAATCTTCCATTAGTCCGTTGGCTGCAAGAGACTTCCACCCTAGTATTTTTTTGTTATATCCATACCAAGGTATGCCTGCATGACCTCTGATTTGGTCACCGTGAAAACATAGGAACTTTGCTTTGTCTCCCAAGTCTGCAACAGAATACCAGTTTCTGTCATGTTTTCCTGCAGGGATAATGAATTTGATTCTCTTTTCGGATGCAAACATTGTCTCTAGTATCTTGCCTAGCATTCTGTCTGCGTTTGTTTCAGGGTCATAGTCACGCCTGCTTCTTCCTCCCAAAGCACCGTGATTGCCTATTACCCAGTGTACATCAACTTCGTCAAATCTTTCAAGCAATGTCGCAAAAAACTTATATAAGATTCTTGGTCCATCTACCGTGACTTGCGAATATAGTGAAGCGTCTATCAAGAATGATTGCCCAGGGAAGATAAGCTCCCCTTCAACAATATCACCAAGTGCAAGAACAACGCACTTTCTGACAGATGCTGATGAAGACTGTAGGTCTGCTAACTTTACAATCTTGTGTGCGTATTCCTCAACCCTTTTCTCTGCTACCTCTGTGCTGTAGTTCGGAGTTATCTTAGCTAGTTGTATATCAGATAGAAGAGGTACGCATATCTCTTCGGATTTCTTTTTTGATTTGGGCTTTGACGGTGGTTTTAACGTAGGTAACGTTAGTGAATTTATTCCGTCATACGCCCCCTTGTACACAGCTTGAACTAAATCTGCTTTTTTATCTTTGAGTTTATCTATCTGCTTGAGTAGTCTTTCGTTTGTTTTCTTTAACTCATCGATTTTTTTCGATTCAGCTTCGGCTACGAGTTCCGCTAAACGGTCGGAGTCTTTTGCTTTAGCCATCTGTGTGTGGTTGATACGCTTACATGGACTCCAAACTCTGTCGTTATTATCTCCGCTAACGCAGAAGCATTGTAGTCTTTCCCCTGTTGTAAGCCTTGCTCGATTGCTTCAAGTAGTTCCAATCCCTCGGGTGGGAGATTAAATGGAAACTGCTTGGGTTTTTCTAGCTTAGCTAGTATTTCATTTTTTTCCATACTGTGTAGTATAGCTGACAAATGTGACAAGTTGTGTATTTGTGATTTTTTATGACAACGAAAGTTGTCGTAACATTCGATTAAGACTGCGATAAGAAATCATGTCGCCCCAAATAATTTCAGTGCAACCTGACTCCATAAATCTTTTGAAGAAATGTGTGACATCTGTGTCACTTTTACTGGGTGATATTCCCAATGATTCTGCTAAATAATAAAATTCTTTTTCTGCCTGTGATGCTTCTCTTTTGTTTTTGAATTTGTGTATTGATTTAAAAGTAAATCCCTCTAACTCATATCTGTAAATTCTTTCTTGAGGGTCGCTTGTGATTCCAACTTTGTAAATATTAAATTCTTTATTGTATAAACAATAAATCCAACCTTGTAATTCTGTCCATGAAGGGTATTTGTAATTTGATTTGTTTTTCTCGTAAGACCTTTCACGTGTCAACTTGCACTCAAGTTTTTTACATATAGTCGATGCGTAACTTTTACTGTAGTAAATATCATTGCACACTGAACAAGTCTTTGGTTCTCTCATCTGTCTTGGGCGAATAGATTCAAAATGTTTGTACGAACAACGTTCTTTAGGTTTTAGTTGTTTTTGTTTTGGGCAATACTTTTCCTGACTTGGTCTTGAGGTAATAAATGTTTTATTGCACCATAGACAGTTCTTGGTGACTTTGGGTTTGTATCTAAGTTTTTCTGTAGAGCAATCCTTACAGGTTCTACTGTTTGTATCTCTGTTCTTTGCTTCATATTCAACTGAACATGACTCACATGTGCGATAACGTTTAGATGAAAACTCGCCTTGTTGCATTCTCTTTCTACGTGCTAAGTTGTGTAAATCTTTTTGACACTGTTTACTTCCACAAGATTTCTGTAATTTACTACGTGGCTTGAACACCTGTCTACAAATCTCACACGTATGTATGACACCTACTTGTAATAGGTTTACCGTTGGTATGTTCATAATAATCCTTTGTGATACGAGGGGCAGAGGTGCTTGCCCCTGTATCGTACCTAGTGGTTTGCTAGGAATCTAGTTGTAACTTTCTAGCCATGAAACATCGCCACCACAAAATTCTTCAACAAACCACTCAAATAGTTGTTTCGGGTCAGCGTATTCATCTGCTTGTATAATTACTGGTTCAGACCACCAAGCGTATTTGAATCTGATGTTTGATATTGTGTAGTTATAGTCTTCTCCCTCTACGTCAAACAGTATCCAATACGCAGGTCCACCTCCTGCAAGTTGTAGTTCAATAGTTGTTATCTTTCTCATAGAGTAGACACGATTGTCTATTTCCTCTCGGTCGTACTCCATTGACTCTCGCTTCTCATCGTCCTCGATATTTGCTTTGTATCCTGCAAAGTCCTCAAGTAGAGATTCAAAAGTCTCTCGTGCTTCTTTGTTTATATCCACTATTCCTCCTAGTCGTAATACATCCATGATGGGTGTTGTTGTTGAAACGTCCCACCGTACTCTGCTGTGTGAGTATCAAACTGTATGTTTGGGTGGTCATCAGGTAACTCAGTTAATTTACCTAAGTTATCTGTGACTGACCAACCACACTCAACCAAACGTATTTGGTGCATGTTTGTACCACCATTTGTTGTGAACTCATTAATCAAGTCGTATGCCTCGTCTGCGTTATTTGCCTCGACAAAGACTTCATTTCTTTGTTCATACTCCAATTTGTATAGCGTCATGTAGACTCCTTTCTAGTCTTTTGTTTGCCTTTTGTAATCTAGCTTCACGTCTAGGTTTATACTTTTGTTCTAATTGATATTCCTCATACCTGCTACGTCCAGGCGAGTGAGCTTTGTGATACCAATAACAATTACACCAAGCCATTATTCCTCCTCTAGTATTAGTTTGATTGCTTCTTCAACATCTTGCTCGAGTTGAACTTTGTCAAGCTCTATCGATTCTATGTTGTCGAACTCTTTGCCTTCGGGTACATCATCTAGGGATAAATAAATATCCATAGGTATGTCTATGCAGAAGTCTTCCTCTGCAAGTTGATACGTAACATTTGTTACTCTATCTTTCAACATCGCTATCCAGTACGTACGCATGTACGCTGCAATAGGTTTGTTGTTTCTATAGAACTTAGGAAACGCAACACTCAAAATGATTGGTACCTCATCTGAGATAGAATACCAACGCATAGTCCTGTCAAGTTTGTCAAGTTCTGATTGTGGTAACTCGTGCAAGAACCAAGCAGGGTGTATGTTCTTGTCATACTTCATCACAAGTGATGTATCGTTCAATGCTTGTAGTTGTGCAAGAGTCACAGCTATGTGTCTTGGTTTATATAAATCTACATTAACCGTCATAAAATCCTTTCTGACTTACCTGTTCTAGTATGTAGACAAGCTCGTCTTTTGTTTTTGGATACACTGTAAATATCTCGTCAAGGTCAGTCTCGTTGCCTGATGCTTTCCAAGTCTCTCTCAAACTCTGCAAGTAAGTTTTACTTACATGAAAGATTGAGTGTGTATCACCGTCTTCTTCATAGGTGAGACAATATATCTTTAGTCTTTCCATTGTTATCCTTTCGTAAATGGTCTTGGATATTCGTAACTCCAACGACCTTTCTTTTTACTTTTAGCTTTACGTCTCTGTTGTCTATTCATTACACGTACCTCACAGGATTACCGAAAGACCATTTTGATTCATCATCAGGTCCGTGTACTTCATGGTAGATTAAAGAGTCTCTCAAGCAACGAGTACTACAGAAGAAACCCTCATCGTACTCAACCATTCTGTCGCCCCACTTTTCGTCAACAGATACGTGCATGTATACTTGTTGGTCTCTGTCCCTGATACTCATGTCACATGTATCACACTCTTCCATAGAGAAACCGTCATTGTGTAAATTATCTGAGTATCCCCACGTGTAAGTAATTTTGTGCATTATTCCTCCTCGACTACGTCACCGTAGCATTTGATATGACAATCGTTACCGTATTCTGTACCTCTGTACTGCATTGATATCAGATATGGATTACTTCTCATT